GAGGAGTAATAGGAGTTAACTCATTTGTTTTTATTATGTTTTACTCCTTATAATGTATTATCTGATTTATTAACCCTGTTATTCTGAAATTTATTATTTATTCAGGCTAAGAGTTATTAAATTGGGTTGGTGGAGGAGTTAACTCCTATTCACTCTCTTTATTCTAATCCCTTATTAACTCCTCTTTCTGCTAATTTGTATAATTCAGGTGTAAACAATAATTATCTTTTCCCCCTCCCATATCTCAGGAAAATTTTAAAATTTAAATTGTAAAACTGAGCGTAATTTGTAATTAATTTATCTGATCCAACAACTGTTTTTAATAGTTGAAGTTTTGTAGGACTTTTTAGAAATGTTTACCTACTATCATCTACTCACACTGCCACTCTCACATACTCAATAAAATACTCAGACTATTCTTACTCACTATTCAATTTCACAAATCTGAGTACCTTATTGTGTACGATTATAAATATTATGGAATTTTTCAAAATGCAGATTTTTTTAAAAGACTTTTAAGAAATAGAATTTGGTTTTTCAATAAATTCATTGTATAATTATAATTATATAAAAAATATGAAAAAGTGTAGTAAATGTCAAGAAACTAAGGAATTAACTGAATTCAGTAAAAATAAAACAACTAAGGATGGTTGGCAAACTGTATGTAAATCATGTATGCAACAATCTAATAAAAAATATTATACTAAGAATACAGAAAAAATTAAACAAAGTATTAAAAAGTATCAAACATCTAAGCAAGGAGTGTACGCTTGGTTTGAAAATGACCTTTGCCTATATATTGGGCAAAGTAAACGACTAAATTCTAGAATTAATGATCATAAAAGTTGGTTAAAACATCCAGAAACTTCTAAAAAACAAATACAATCCAAATTATACGACCAGTTACGAAACCATCCTTTAGCGTCTATACGTATTATTGAAGAATGTTTACCAGAGGTATTGCTTACTCGAGAACAACATTATATAGACACTTTAAATCCATTATACAACAAACAATTAAATAAATAATATGAACAACAAAGAATTAATAGCAGAATTTAATAAATGGCTAGGATCAAGGTTTAAAGAAATAAGTGAAGCCTCCGTTGGAGCTCCAATTACATGTATGTGTGTAGATCAAGAAGATAAAGAATATTATATTAAAATCAATTATAACCCAGGCGTTTCAAGTAAAACAATTGAAAAAACAGGTATTAAAATTGAAAATACTGATTTTTATCAATTATATGCAATGGTTTCACAAAATTTAAATGTATTTCATTTTGAGTGTTTTAATGATGGATTTGGACTTTGGTATTTAAATGAATTAACACCTGAACAAATTAAAGTATCAGATAATTATACATTAGTAGGTATTGCTTCAGTATTACACTATCATACAGAACCTGTAGTAATTTCAAGTTTAGATCCTAAATCTAAATCAAGTTATACTTTAATAAAGTAATATTATTCAAATAAATAACGTAAAAACCGCGTATTATATTGTCTATAGTACGCGGTCTTTATATTTTAATATATTATAATAATTATAATATCTGATTATTTTCTATTAGAATAAATCGTTCCAAATTGTACCATTATAACAGCACAGTTTATTAGTTGTGGTATCGTAAACTACCAATCCAGCAACAGGAGATGCAAGATCAGTTTTTTGTGTAGTTGTCATTCTTGGGGGAAGGAATCCTTTTGTTGTACTATCTATTTGCAACATTGCTGAAGAACTTGGTGCTGTTATTCCACCTATTACAGTAGCATCTACAATACCTGTATATGCATTGTTTATTCTCACTGCTATAGAACCATCATTAGAATAAAAATCTAATAACCCTGTTAAATTTATTTGTGAACTTCCCCACCCTCCTAAAGAACTAACATTATAAAATCTAGCACCTGTATTTGCAATAGTACCTATTGTACTTGTATTTCCAACCAGAGTTAAAGTACCATTATCAGCAAAATGCATATAAGAACTTCCATTACTATTCTGAGTTTTAAATGAATATGTAGCACTTGTGGTTCCAAATCCAACTGAATGTATTCTTGCACTTGGTGCAAATGCTCCTAATCCTAATGCTAACATATTTTGAGAATCATCAAATTTTAAATTTGATGCATCTGATATAAAAACTGAAGCGCTACTAAATTGAATAGCACCATTTACACCACTTGCTGTAATAGCTGCTCCACCACCATTTAAAGCGTATGAAGCTGTTAAAGCATATGATGCACTTGTAGAATTTGATGCATATGATGAACTAACAGCGTTTAGTACGTATGAAGCTGTTTGAGCAGTCGTTACATATGATGCTGTTAAAGCATTAACTACATACGAGGAAGTTGCGGCATAAGACGCACTTATTACTGAACCCTCTAAATATGATGCTGTCCCAGCATATGAAGATGATAATGCTTGTTCAGCAAATAAAGCATAAGAAGAACTAGTAGCATTTTGAACAGATCCTGAAAAATAGGATGCTGATAATGCTGTAGTTGCGTATGATGCTGTACCTTGTAATGATCCTGTAAAGGATGTTGCTATTAGACTACCAGTTATTTCTGAGTCTGCTAGGGATTTAAATCCGTTTCTTATTATAAATTCGTTTGCCATTTCTTTTCACTTTCCAAGAAAACCTAATTAGAGATTATTGTATTTTTAATTTGATACTATTTTCAATTGATGTTTTGAATAAATCCCATAACATAATACTATTGTTTTTTGTTAAATATACATAAGCATCATATTCACCCATATATATTTTATTAGGATCTTGACTTTCAATAGGTGTTACTACCATAGTTTCAATATCAACTTGATTATCATTATTTGCTATTATTACTTCCTCGTATGGAACTAAACTTTTACCTATAATTGGGTTACCATTTACGTCTAATTCAAATACACCAACATATAATATTATTTGTTCTCTGTCGAAATTTGCATGAAATCTTAATAGGGCTGCTGCTCTATTAAATCCAGTTTCTGGGGATGTAGCTATATTATATGTTACTAGACAATCAATAGCCCATTGATCTAAATCTGCTTTAGTGTTAAAATTATATAAATCCATTTGTTATAAATATGTTAAAATTAAATTGTTCTTATTACTGTTTTCAAAGTCCATCCGTTTGTACTTGTTGAACCTGTTAACACCATGTTACTTCCTGATAGTATTACTCCAAATATAAAATCTGTAGTATTACCCATATCTGCAGTTGAATTATCAGTGTAACTTACACTACTTCCACTCCACATTGCTATGATATTTCCTGCTCTTGCACCACTAGATCCTTTTAATGAATAATCAAAAAATGCACTATCATAAGAAGAAGTTAATACATTATAAATTACTGTTGAACCAGAATTTACAGTTGTTTTAACACTTGTATAAACAGCAGGAGCAGTAGGATCACCTAAAGCAATTGTTCCTGTTACTATTAAACTACCTGTTATTACAGCACTTCCAGTATATGGAAATGATGAAGCATTTGCAACATAAGATGCTGTTAGAGCGTAAGAAGAACTTATTGAACTTAAAGAAGTTGAAGCGTATGATGAACTTATTGCATTTAAAACATAAGATGCTGTCTGAGCAGTCGTTACGAATGAGGATGTAGAAGCGTATGAAGCACTTTCTGCATTAGTTGCGAAAGATGAACTTATTGCATTTAAAACATATGATGCTGTTTGAGCTGTTGTTACATAAGAAGCGGTTAAAGCATTAACAACGTATGATGCTGTTGATGCATATGATGCACTTGTTACTGTTCCTGCGAAATAAGATGCGGTTAAAGCATTAATTGAGTTTGAAGCCGTAATTAGTAAACTACCAGTAATAGCATTTCCTAATCCTGTCTCCAGTTCACTTCCTGAAATCTGAACCAAATACTGGAATGATTCTGAGATATAAAGATTACTTAAATTACGTGACATTATTTATATATTAAAAGTTTGAAGTTTTGTTATTAGTTTTTGGATTTTGAGGAAATTGTGGATAACGAGAATCATATATTGGTAATCCAGCATTTTTTGCTTGATCATAGTGATATCCTCTTCCATTTCTTCTCATTACAAATGGATTTCTATATTGTACTCCAAAATCTGGGTACATTTCTTGTAATTCTACATTACCATTTAATTCAGGGAATAAACCTTGATTTTGAATTAAGTAATTAGTTAATCTTTCTGCATAAAATTGAGCTTTATTTTTAACAGACTCACGTTTACGGTTATACCAAGTTCCATCAGCAGGATCACTGTTTTCACCTCCTTGAGGTACTAATAATCCATTATTACGAGGACGTAAATATATGTTTTCTAATGCATAATAATAAGCAAAATAAATACAAACATTTTGTATCCATTCTTCTACTAAAATTTTATAGTCACCACTTAATGTACTGTTTTTAATATCACTAAGAATTTTGTTATATAGTCTTGTACCTAAGATACGTTGTATCTCGATATCTTGTGATTCTCTAATTGCACTCTGCAATAACTTAGAATCAACGTTATTGTTTAAATCGCTAAATTGACGAACATTAATTTCGTTAATTATAAATACATCAGTCAATTTGGGCCTCCTTTTTCTTTAAGTTGTTTATACGGTTTCTATTATACATTACAATATTTTTTATTATTTTTAGTTTGTTGTGGTTGCTTGCTATTATCTTTTTTCCTATTAGGTTTTACTTTGTCTATAACACGTTTAGAAAATGTAATTATATACTCCATTGATTTCATATTGATACATTATTATATACGTTTATAGATATATTATTTACATAATTGGTTGGGCGTTTATATCTGGTTGGGGTATATTAATAGCATCTGCCTTAGCAATTTGAGCTTCTAACATACTATCATCTCCTGTTTCACTTTCTATTCCTGTAACAACACTTACTTCTTCAGTTCCATCGCTATATAATTTTAATTGTTCAACTCCTAAAACATATTCGTCTCCGTAGTTAATAGATAATAAACTATCAAAGCAATCTAAAATTAATTGTTGAAATGGTTTTATAACTGTATTTACAAATAATAAATAAGCATTAGCAACTTCATCTTTACCACCTAATTTACCTGGAGACATAATACCAAATATTTCAGGAGATGTAATTCTATGAGAAGTTAATATTTTCTGCATTACTAAATCATTAATTGTAGTATAATAAGTATCAGTTCCATTAGATTGAATAGGAGTGATAACCGGAGCGTTCTCAGGACTATCAACATCCATATAAATAAGTGATCCAGCATTGTTAGTACCACTATATTGAGCACGTAACATTTTTTCAATACTTTCTCTTTCTTCTTCATTAGCATTTGTGAATGTAGTTATAGCTAATGAAGGAACTACACCATTAGTTATATTGTTTAAGTGGAAATTATCTACTTGAGCATCTAATTCAATTATTTTCAATGCTCCAATATAATCTGGTAGTGGATAATATTTCATACCTGGACGGTAAGAATAATGTACATAAATTTGACTAGGTTCTTCTGATTTAGTACTTTGATTATAAACAGGTAAATAAGGAATATCGGCTAATGAATTATTAATCCAAGAACTCGTTAAATCCCAACCATCCCAAATATAAAATCCAGGAATTTTACCACGAAAATTTTTCTCCTTAGCTCTAATATAACTGAAATCAATATGATAAACTTCAGCTATTCTTTCTCTATCTTTACTCCAAATAATTTCTAAAGCAAATCCACCAAATAATTTTAAATCTTTAGCTACTTTTTTATATATGTCGTTCCAAGATTCTCCTTCATAGTTTGCAGTATCTAAAGTACCTGGCATATTTGAAGTTAATCCATTACCTATAATCGCTTCGACAGTTGCATTTATACAAGTATTATGAATTGAAGAATAATTCATTAAATCAATTAAAGTATTTGGAAATTTATTATCTGCTCCAAAACTTATAAAATTTTTATTTTTCTGTTCTACTAATGAAATTTTTGGTGTTTCAGTACGTGGAATTGTTTTAAATATATGTTTATTAGGTGTCATTGTTTTATTTTTTTATATAATTATTATCTACTATAAGTATAATAATAACTACTTGTTGGTAATAAATATTCAGTAAGATTATATTCCATACTTGCAGAATATATAGTACCCATTGATGCTGAATATTGAGTTATATCGTATTGATCACTACCACTTACATATGCTCTTTCAGTTGAAAGTAATGTACCTAATACATAATCTCCTGAACCTGATCCGCCCCATAAATTAGCAGTTAATCCAAATTTAGTATTTTGTTCAGCCCATGTTCCTAAAGGAGGAGCATAACTAAATGTATAAATGTTAGCATAATATTGACCAGAAGAACTTGGGACAGATGAACCTGTGATTTGTAATACTAACCAAGAATTTAAATCGTTTATATTATTTAAAACATCGGCAAGTACTTTTTCTGTAACATTATTATTAATAGATTGTGTAAGATTTATTAATACTTGCTGTGTTCCTGTTGGAGGTTTAACATCAGGAAATATAGCATTTGTATTAGTATTTTGTGATCTATTTAATTGTATCATATTAATAAATATAAAAAAAGAGTCCTGCCAAGGCAGAACTCTTTCATTTAATTTTTAATTATTAAGCGTAGGTTGTAATGGTGATACCACTTAATGAACCTGTAAATGTAGTAGCAGAACCGCTGATTTCAGAAGCGCCGCTTGGCTCATTTCCAGAGAATACTAAATTGTAACCATTTAAATCGCTGAATGCTTTACCAGTTGTACTAGTACCACTTAGTAATTGAGCACCGTTAACTTGGCCCATTAGGAACCAACGAGCAGCACCATCTGTTGAACCGTTTTGAGTTTCTACAACGATTCTTAAGTTTGGGTTTTGAGCTAATACTTTAACCTGGTTACGAGTAGCTGTTTGCATCTTGAAGAATACGGCGTTTAATGTTTGGTTATAAACGATAGTTCCGTTTTCAGGAGTAGCTACTAATGCTTCACTATAATCAGAAGTTTGTCTGAACAACTGGAACTGGTAGAATGTACCAGAACCAGTAATACCAGTGATCAAACCTTCAGATCCAGTGATTGAAGTAATTGAACCAGATAAAATATATAACGCTTTTAAACCACCGGTGTTATCTCTACAACCTAATTGGTGACCTGAAGTAATTTCGCATGACATAATATTATCTTATTTATTTTTAATTGTTAATGTTATAAATTAAGCAACATCGTTAGATACCCAGAATTCAGGATACGCAATGTTAACACCTAATTTAGTTGAGATTCTGTGTCTTAAGCTATCAGTGTTGATATCATACCATAATTGGAATTCAGTGAAATCGCTTAATAAATCTGTTCCAGCTACGATTTGTTTTGCTGGTCCTAATACGATACGATTTGAACCTTGTAAACCAACTGTACCAACAACTTTAATGTTTGGTTGGAATGGATATTGCATTTCATATAAACCACCTCTGTTTACTACAGAACTAGGATCGAAGTAGAAGTTATTAGCTAATCTTAAACCTGTTAAATAGTTACGGAAGTTAGAAACACTCATGAAGAAAGTTAAATCTTCTCTATCAGCAACATCAGCACTTGAAGTAGCGATCATACCATCTAATTGAGTTAAGATATTAGCAGCTGAACATGAAGCAGCGTTTGCTGGGTAAGCAACGACACCTGAAGTTGAACCTGTGATAATATTCTTTAAACCATTAACAGCACATGTTCCACCGTAAGTAGAAGCTGAACCTGATGATTGTTGCCAAATGAAGTAATCATTTGCTTTTTGGAATTGATTTACTAATAATTCTGAGTATTGAGTAGCTAAAGCAAAAGTTTCGTTGTAAGAACCTGGAGCAAGAGCAGCGATACCTAGATATTTTTTATCTAAATCTTTTAAACAGATAGCATCGAAAGATGTTCTTGGACATACTTCGATTACACGTTGAGAGAAAGTAGCTGAACCAGATGCAGTAGATACACAGGTACCGTTTTGCATATACAAGCTTACTTCGAATAGGTTAATAGGTTCTTGATATTTTACACCTTCTTGGATAGTAATATATTCCATTGTTGAACCAGCATAAACCATTTTAATGATCATTTCACCAGCTATCTGGTTGTTAAAATCACTTAGGGCGGATACGTTTAATGACATAATTGTAGTTATTTAATTTTGGGGTTGTTGTTATTTGTTTTTATTTTTTATTAATTCACGCATTGCATTCATATGAGTATCATTAGTAGCAGTCGAGAAATTTTCAGTTTTAATAGGAGTATTTTCTAAAATAGTTTTTGTTGAAGCTGGAGCCTTAGCTATAGTTTCAAATTTACCATTCATAATACTCATTTCTTCTTTTAAACCAGCAATCGCTTCATCAATAGCCATTTTTACTTTAGCCATTATTTGAGCTTCTACTTCAGCAGTTGTAATTAAAGCATCACCAGCAGCTTCAGCATTAGGTTCGTCAGTTACAGTTGTTGGGTTTTGAGGAGTAGTACCTTCAACATTAGATATAGAAGGGTCTGCAGCAAATTCTTCAGTCATCATTTCTTCTTCAGCTTCTTCATCTGCGCTAGAAATTTCAGTTACTATAGAATTTTCAGTTTTAATAGTAATACCATCGCTTAATTTGTGGTATCCATCAGGAGATGTGGTTTCTTGACCATCAGTAGTTACGACTTTAACTTCGTCGCCAACTTTAATTGATTCACCAGGGAAAATAAATTTAAATGCATTATTTTCGTCCATGATTTCACCAAATTTTTCTGAGGTCGGTTCTGTAATTTTATCCACTAGATTGAAATGTAATTTCACTAATGTTTTTAATTGTTCCTTATTCATGTTGTTTATAGTTTGTTGTAATTTGTTTTTACATTAATAAATATTAATAAAAAAACTATTTTTTTAATTGTAAATAATTAATTGCTGATTTTAATATTTCAACATTATCTTGTAACATTCCTATAGCTCTATTACAATTCATACATAACATACCTCTTATATTACCTGTACTATGACAATGATCTATAGATAAAGATTTACTTAGTTTTGATTGATGAATACCACATATATCACAAGAATAATTACTATTTTCTAACATTTTATTATATTGTTCAACATTCAGATTCCAATTTCTTTTTAAATGTGATTTTTGGGCACGTTGTTTGTATCGGTA